GCAATGAACTGACCCACATGGGCAATGTTCTTGAAGAGCCTGTTCTTAAAGAGGGTTGCGAACGCCTGGGCTTGGTTCCCGAACTTAATATTACTGAACCTGTGGTGCATCCGACACTGCCTTTGGCGGCAAGCCTGGACGGCAGGGCCGATGGCAAGAGCATGACCATACACCATGACCCGTCCAAGGGTATTTATGTGGTGGGCAATGACCGCATTGTATTGGATGGCATTGGCGTCCTTGAGAGCAAGGTAACGCGGACTAGGCCGGAAGATTTCCCAGCCATGTGGCGCGGCCCTGTCCAGGTGCAGGGTCAGATGATGTGCGGCGGCTATAAATGGGCGGCACTTATCATCCTATATGGAGGTGTGGAAATGCGAATCTTCCTGTTCACGCTTCATGCTGGCACAGAGAAATCCATCGGTGAAGCGTGTGTGGATTTAAACAGACGGCTAAACGCGGACGAGATTGAGTATTACGATCTTGCCAATGCAGCCGATGCGGCTCTCGTTTATTCCCTTGGCGACAAGGAAGACCCTGTGGATTTGCCGAAAGATTACGACAAACTTTGCAAAGAGTTTGTCTTGATGAAAGAGCAAATCAAAGAGGCCAACGATACGCTTGGCCTATTGACTGCCGAAATCCAACGGAAGATGGGCAACCATACGTCGGCAATTGCTGGAAACTATCGCGTGTCCTGGCCTGTCAAAAAATATCGTGAGCAACCTGAGAAAGTTATACCGGCCAAGTCGGCATATCAGGTTCGCCAAAAAACCATAAGCATAAAGGAGATAAAAAATGGGTGAAGTTGCAACAAAACAATCGGGTGTTCTCACGCCTCGCAATATGGCAGAGGCCATGCAGTTCGCGGAAACAATGGCCGTGTCTGCATTCTGCCCGAAAGCATTCCAGCATAAGCCAGCAGATATTGTGGTTGCCGTCCAATGGGCAAGTGAAGTAGGGCTGGCGCCGTTAGCTGCCATGCAGAATATGGCAGTCATTAATGGCAAGCCAAGCCTATATGGCGATGGCATGATGGCGCTGATCACTGGGCATCCAGAATACTTTGGCCACAAGGAATGGCGCGAAGGTGACGAGGCGTTCTGCACTATTATCCGTATGCGGTTTGGCGAAAAGGTTGAAACGACAAGATCGTTTTCTATGGCCGATGCTAAACTTGCTGGACTGACAAGCAAGGGACCGTGGCGGGCATACCCAAAGCGAATGCTTCAGATGCGGGCAAGAGGATTTGCCGCCAGGGATGCATTTCCAGATGCGCTATCGGGAGTGATTATTAAGGAAGAGGCACAGGATTATCCGACAGCTTCAGATAAACCCATCGACATTACCGATCAGGTAGTGGAAGTGCCCGCAAACCCGATGGATGCGTCGTTTGGGAAGGGAGAGCCAGAAATTGACCCTCAAATTTTGCCCGTGAGCGACGATGTTGCCGCTCCAGACACTTCGGGTCCAGAAAATACGGATGTTGCTGAGAGCGCAACAGAGGACGCTTCAGAGGAAGAGGGCGAACGGGCGTGGGAAATGAACCATGAAGACGGCACAAAAGAGTTTCCAACAGCCGATAAATGGAAGACGGCCATGTGGAAAGTATGGAAAGACATTGAAGCGGATAAAGACCTGAGTTTTGAAGACCGGCGCCATGAGATTGCGGAACACAAAAAAGATCACGACGATACGATTGATCGGCTCAAAACAGAATATCCTCAGAAAGCAGAAGCGTTCGGCAAAGACTATAAGAAAATCTTACGCCGCTTGTCGGCCAAGGCAAAGGAAGCACAAAAATGAGAGCGTCTTTAACACCCATGCAAATAAAGGTGTATGGTTTCATACGCCAATACCGAACGGATAATGGGACCGTCCCAACCAATCAGGAAATTGGCGAAGGGTTAGAAACCACATCAGCCAATGCCCATCGGATTGTCAAAGGGCTAATTGCCCGTGGGTACATTATCCCAGGACCGCCAAGAACATGGCGGTCTTATACCCTGGTTGAAGACCATGAAAACGTAAACCCGATGATCGGCGTACATTCTGCCGCCACCGACTTTGTCCGCAAGCATCGCAAGTTTATGAATGCCGTTGATAGCGGACAGGAAACAGAAGAAATGGGCCATGAGGTGCAGCAAGCACTTCAAAAGCTAACCGTTGAAGTAGGGGGAAATGTGTGATGAATAACCGTCAATGTATTCAACGGGAGTTGCGAAACGCAAGGCGCGTTATCACAAATCCTGACAATTTTTCATCAAGCCTGATCGATACCGCTTGGGCTGTCATCAGGTCTGCAAACAGACAGAATATTTATTTGCACCCGCTGCCGTTTGCTTCAGCTTCTGGTGCGTATTCCTGTTCGCCGTCGCAGCAATCAAGACAAGGCTGCTTGCATGAGGTGCAGACATAATGGGACTGCACCCGTTCCAGGCGGGTGCTTTGTCCGCACCAGGGACAGTCGATCAGTCTGTCAGGAATCATTTTTTAGGACGCATGGCACGATCTCCAAACCACCAAAGCACGGCGGTTGATGCCATGTAGATAACTGATTGAATAATGGTTTCCTGTTGGGCTAAGTCGTTGCTGGTGGCGTAAATATACCAAACAATACCGACAAGCATAACGGTTAGCAGAGGCCGCATTAATCTGAGGCAAGCTGCTACCCAAGGGTACGGGACTTCAACCCCTGTCATCATTGAGTAGGATGCGACACGGGCCGCACCAGCAGATTCTTCCTCTACGATAGCCCTTTCGTTTTCTAATTCGTCGGCCCGTAGTTCTGATTGCAAGCGGTGCATTTCCATTGTGCGTTCATGTTCGCCGTTTGCTTTTTTTTCCTCAACATACATATCAACAAAGTTAAATGCTTTGCCTAACACGCTGCCCAGGATGCCTGTGGCGCCTCCAGTTAGTACGCTGAAAATCATGTCCATCATGTTACCACGTTCTCCGTCTACCCATGTCGATATGAACAAAAGTTTGGTAGTTCATGCCGAAACCTTTGAAGCCGCATTGCTGTGCAACTTGTCGAATTACTTCTTTGTCCCGCCCTTGTATCCTGACATCGAAAGCGTGACCTTGAAGGTGGCTGGATCGCGGAGCGCCACCGATCTTGGAATTGTGGTAAGGGCTACGGTACGCGGAAGATAAACTGATAGAATGGCCAATGCGGGAGCGAAAATTATCAAGGGCAGCGAGGGCATCTTCGTTAATAAGGATTTTGCCCGTGCCTTTACACGCGATTTCTTGTGGCTTGAAATAACGGAAGTGCCAGCCGTTTAGAGGTATCTCGTTAAAATGTTCAAACAACATCTCAATAACCAAAATTAATTGGGAAGCGCCATTTACACGCTTCCAACAAAAGAACGGCAGCAACCAAAATAATGTATCGCATTTTCTTTACCTCAAATTGCAGAAGCTGACGGGGGGTTAACCATTTGCAAGCCGTATCCGGCAGCGATGACGCAAGTAATCGAGCCAGTTTCGCGTGATAAGCTCCACGAACCTTCCGGGCCAACCCATAATTGCATGATTGAACTATCCATATAGCCCCCAGCCAGCAGTGGTTTTTCTTTAAACTTTTCCAACAGAACTTTTTCAATAACCAAGTGAGGTCCACATTGGGGTAGTAGTTCTAAAGGCGGGGTTAGTTCAATTTCTTGTTGAACTAGATCATTTTGCGACATCATCAAATCGGTAGGCTGCACGGCCTGATCCGTTTGACATGACGCGAGCGCAACCACTATCAAAACAAAAAACAACCCACGCATAATCTATTCAACCTTGGGATGCTTGCCGTTGTGGATTGAGGCAAGGTGTTTGACCTGTGCTTGTAAGACTTCAACCTGTGCTTGCAGCGTAGCCATTTCACGGTTGCGCTGCTCCAGCGCAGGGACAGAATTGATCTCTTTCAGAACATCAATCTGGCTGGTGAAGACGGCGCGTTGTGATTCAGCTTCATCAAGCCGTTGGTCAAACGCCGACTTTGATTTTTCATATCGCTTGATGAAATGCCCCAAGTCTTCCATCACACGGGCCAACTGGCTTTTCACGACAGCATAGCCGCCAGCCACAGTTGCCAGCATAATGGCAAGTTGCATCCCAAGCTTGGCATCTAATTCCATATTCAATCATCCATAATAATTTTCACGGGATACTGTTTGCCGTCAACCGTCTTAAGCAACAGCTTGCCCTTGCGACAAATCCATCTTTCCTTGTTTGGATCGGTGCGCTCAATCACCCGCTTGGCCTTTAAGCAATCAGATAAGCTGTCACGCGGTGTAAATTCCAGAAGCGTCCCTGCCGTTGTGTACAAGTAAAGAACGAAGCCAACAAAAGTTTCCATTTATTTGCCGTTAATTTGCAGATGCCGCTGTGCGTCCTTCAGTTTCTCAACTGCGCTCCGCACTTCCATCATGTCAGTTTGCAAGCGCGTGATGTTGACGCTGTTATTTGAGCGGTCCTCAACCTTCTTCGTCAGCTTCTCCAACTGACCGCTGATATGTTCGATCAGCATGAAAGCTTCCTTGACAGCAGGGCTTTGAGGCCGGTCAATGCGAAATGTTGTATTCTTGTCAATGTCTACTTTTAAAGAGGCGATGCCAGTTTGAAGGTCTTTCTTGACTAGCTGTTCAGAAGTTTCCAGACGGTTCAATCGCTCTTGGATAATGAAATAGGAATACACACCCATGCCCACTAGCGCAATTAAGCTTACAACGGTCTTCATAGGCATCTGAACAGAAGTGCTATCGGATATCTTCGTCGTCATCGTATCGGCCCTGTGTCATACGCCGTCATTAACATCCATCCGATACCCAATACGGCGATTACCAGAATGCCAAACTTCAAGCATTCCTGACCAATCTTCTTCCAACGCTCCTTGGCCTCTTCTGCTTCGCGCTTTGCAATTTCTGCACGTTCTCGCTTCTGCTTAATCTTTAATGATTGGATGCGAGATTGCTCGCGCTTGATATTCTCCCACATGGTTGGCTCGCCCATAGGCGTCGGAAACTTCTTATTTAATTCCCACTCTAAATCTTTAATCATTTCCGACATTTCGCGTCGGTGAATCATCAAATCAATCGCTTCTTGCAAAGATTCGTCTGGTTTTATCTCGCCGCTCTCAACGCCTTCTTTATGGGATTTCTGCGCTTGGTAGGCTTTGTTGGCTTCACGCGAATGATGGAAAAGGTCAGCAATGTGATGACTGATGCTAGATATATCGTCAGCAGTATCCAAGGCCTCTCGAATTGCGGTTATGGAAGATTGGGCAGCTTTAAAGGCAGCAACGCCAGCCGCGATTGTGAGGGGATCAATAGTACACCTACCTGATTATGGCTTGGGATATTTATCTTTGACAGCCTTAATCTCAGCCGCCATGTCATCTGAGAACGCTCCCTTTTTATAAAGATCATCCAACTGATCGCCAATATCAGGGTATTCGCCTCTCCTGTTATGGACGTAAGTCACTGGAGCTTCGACATATTTGACGACCTTATTATCAACCCAAGTATCAAAAGTTGTCGTTTCATCAGCAACATCAACCCACTTCAGATCAGAGTGAACCTCAAAAGTTTTGTCGTCAGCTACAACTTCGCAGATGCGAGTGCCTTGTATTAATGCTTTCATTACTGGAACTCCCACACCACGATCAGCCCTGCTGATCCGTCACCGCCTTCTTCATTCCCTGATGAAGCGTAGCCGCCAGAGCCGCCGCCGCCATATCCTGTCCCATCATTATGACTTTCTTGTGCGTGAGTATGATTTCCTCCACCCCCGTATATAGATGAACCGCCCATTGCGCCACCGTTAGCACTGTCATAGCCCTCGTTGTTTATGGGCAAACCACAAGTCCCAGTACCGTTGAAGGAGCCGCCAGAACCAGCACCGCCAGCCCCACCGTTTCTTGGTGCGCCACCGCCAGCCGCACCAGCACCGCCAGTCGCTGTAATTAAAGAGCCAAAGG